GTCCAATTGCATGGTCAATTCAGCAGATGTGAAGTTCACGCCAATGTGCTTTTGTGAAGCAACTGACAGAGTGGTGTACTGTTCGTTGTCGTCCTGAACTTGCAGGGCGGCACCGTCAGTAACCAGAGCGCGGTCGGGCAGGCGAATACGCAGTGTGGAGCCAATCTTGGCACCTTCTACTGCAAAAGAATCGTCGTACTGACGATTCACGTTTCGGGTGAGCACCAGGTTGTTCTCGAGAATCTCGAGAGCTTTTCGGGTGATCATGTCGATCGTTAAGATACTATTAGACATGGAAAAAATCCTTTAAAAAATTAGCGGTTGGCTTGTGCTTCCCACTTCTTTCGTTGTCTTGCTCGTTCAGCTTCAATCCACTGCGAATCGGTCATGGTCTTGGTAGACCGTGGATCAGTAGTGTCATAAGCTGGGCCTCCGGTGGAGCGAGCTGTAACAGGCGAAATCGGTGCTGGCGCAGACGTGGTTCGTTTCACGGGAGGATCGGTGGCCAACTTGGCCTCAATTCTCCCAATTTCCTTGGCCTGCACGAATGGCGCAAGACGAGAAATACGATCTGCTTCCTTGGGGTTAGCACCGAGGTAGTAAGCTACTTCAGGGCCAATGTCCGAGGCTTGGATCGTCTGAGCCATCACGTTGGTGATCGGCAGCTTGGGGTTGTAGGCGACTTGTTCAAAATCGTCGTACTTCGTCCGAGCTTCCTCTTCCTTTTCGTGATAAGTCTCAAGAATCGCAGATTGCTGCCTTGCTTCTTCTCGCTGGGCTAACAGTTGTTCGGCTTTCTGATATGCCAATGCGTCTGCATAGGCTTCAGGGCTTTCAAACTGATCTACCGGCGGGACGTTTGCTGGCGCTCTCAGCGTCTGGGCTTCCGCCTGACGTTGGGTCTGCTCTCTTTCCCACTTACGTTGCTCTCTTGCAAGCCTTTTGCCAATTGCTGCATCGAGTTCTTCTTGGGTAAAAACCCGTGAAGGCTCTTTTGCTTCGTCAGCGACTTCCGGCGTTTGGTTAGCTTCCTGAGTGGCCGTCACTTCTGGAGCTGGCGCGGAGTCTACTTCCGCTAAGGGTTGTTGGACTTCTTCAGTCATTTTTGAATCTCAATGATTCCCTGGTGAACGCACCAGTACGGTTTTCAGCATTATGCTTGAATTTGGGCCGCTTGGTAAGCAGCAATGACTTCAGCAGTATGCACCGTAGCGCAAATGGCTTGAACTTTGGCATCCTCTGCGCTGTAGTCATCGCCTGGTCGGATATAGTTGCCTTTGGATTGTTCAGCTAAAAGTAGACCATCTTCAGTAATGGTTACCAAGTACCGTACTGCTACGGTTTGGTTGTTTAGTATTTCAATTCGGTCTATGAATGTTTGTTTTTCAAGCATGATGTTTCCTTAGACAAAGTAGGTTGCAGAAAATGTAATTGTTCCCGTAGCCGCAATTGCGGCGGCAGCCGTTACGCTTGTGCCTGTGCAAATAACCGTAGCAGAAGCAGTAACAGCAGCGTTCGTTGCGTCTCCATGTCCTGCCGTTACAACAGTAAAAGGAAGATTGCTCGTAATGACACCAGCGGCAGTTACGGCAACACTTGTTGCACCTGTAACTGTTCCACTAATGCTTACCTGTCTACCAATGCGTGTGTATCGGCCTGTTGAGCTAAATGCACCAACAAGAGTTAAACCTGCGCCTTGATTGGGAGTCCAAGTGCCTTCCTCATACCAGTTTAATATTGTGCTGGTCTTACCAGCTAACGGGGTGTTGGCAGAAAAATCAAATCCTTTGGCTGCTGTGCCTTGGATCACATTACCCGTTGAAACTGTTATGTCTCCAGTACCAGCAATTCGCATTCGTTCAACAACACCTGTCCCGCTATAAAAAAGGATTGCGCCATTTGCATTATCTCTTGACGCTATATGAAGTTGAACTGTACTTTCAATAATTTGCGCTGGAACAAGCCCTGTATCTGGCGTTCCATCTTTATAGCCAATACGCAATCGTTCAGTGCTGTCACCATAAGACTGACCGTTAAAAGCCGCGCCTGTAAAACTTGCCCCTACAACAGATAAAGTTTGTGTTGGTGAACCAGTACCAACACCTAATCTTGTATTTGTATTATCCCAAGATAATACTGAGGCAGAGCTAAGGGTTGTAGCAGTTGCCCCAAAAGGAATACGCCCTGCTGTTAATGTACTTAGCCCTGTACCACCACTGCTAACAGGCAAAGGAGTTGTAGTTAAAGAAAGACTTGCAGCACTTACAGCCCGACCAGCAGTCAAGTTAGCAACAGTAACTTTGGTTGTTGCGCTTGATTGGACAACAGGCAAAGTCTCAGTCCCCGCCAAAGGCGTGGTAGCTGAAGTAAGGGCTGATATTTTGCTGTTAGCCATTTACTTTTTTATTTCCAAGCTGGTATATATATCGTAGTACCGTCTGCTGCTTTAGCCCGTATCCATGTATATGGTGCGGTAGTAGTCACCCCAGGAAAGTTAGACCCTAAAGCTGGGGTGTTAGAGCCAGTAGAATTTGTGCCTGAAAATTTAGGGTCTACACCACTAATTTCAAACACTAAATTTTGCGGGTCAAGCTGAACAAATGCAGTAAGTCCAGTACCAGCGGCTAATCGCACTCTGCCTGATACGGTATCTCGACTTGTAACCCACATTGTGTTTTGACAGTGCATTACTTGACCAGCAACTAGCCCTGTAAGTGGGGCAGCAGCCGCACTCCAACCAAACTTTGCACGAGGGTTAGCGTCTCCATTTAACTGAACGTAGCATTCATTAGAGCCAGAATATGAAGCACCAGTAGTTCCATTGTTAAATACAGCACCAGCCAAAGAACCAGTTTGAATTGAAGCTCTATCTATTATGGTTGTTGACTGACCGTTATCAGTAATTGTTCCAAGCACACCAGGACTGATTAGTTGATTCCACGAAGAACCAGCTTCAATAATAATGTCACCAGCAGTATTGCCTTCGTAATCACCACCAACAGCAGTAGTATATTGACCTGTTGTTTGGATGCGTAAACCAGCACCAGTATTTTCTTCTAGCAATGGCCCTATGATTGTGTTTTTAACTGCATTTTTAATTCGTATTCCATCTAACGTATTTCCTTGACAAAATGGAGTAATGATTGTTCCAGCATTAGCATCAGGGCCAGATGGAGTACCTTCATCGTTTATGTAAATTCCATTGCCCGTATTTTGTGAACAAACTGGTTTAATGATGCAAAATGTATTTGCATTTATACCCACAGAATCAGAACCAATACGAATACCATCTCCACCACAATTTATCCCGCAAGGATTGTATAAAGTGACGTTATTAGCCAAAACTTGAATACCATCGCCAGTGTTGCCTGTTTGACCAACAACACCGCCACCACGCATTACAAATCCGTCGTATGAAATTTGTAAACCAGCAGTTGTCATTGTTGATTTTTTAAGAATATAAGCGTAAGGTAATTCCGTTTTAGCTACGGCAGCATTTCCTTGAAATTCAAATTGAAGTTTTCGGTTAACAACAATTGTTGAGGAAATAAGTGATGGGCCGCTAATCAAACAAGTTGCGCCTGATGGTGCATTTGCAATCATCAAGTCCCATGCAGCAGTGTCATCAGTTGTACCGTTTTGAACCCCACCAAAATCTGCAAGACTTACACTTTCCCGCAATTTGGTTTGCACCGTAGTTGCTACAGCGCCAGTTCCTGCGGGGTCGTATGTGACATTCGAAGCATTAGATGTAATGCCTGTGCCGTTAATACCAGTAATGTTGTCCCAAGTAGCAATTAAAACATCAGTGCTGGTATACAAAACAAACTTATAGTTGCTTCCCGCAGTCAGCCAAATTTCACCTGTTGCGACACGGCCTGCTGAATTTAAAATAATAGGATTTGTGTGCGCGGTAGAGCCAGAAGCGGAAGTGTATGTAGCTTGAGGCGTTGTTGTTCCAGCCGCGTAGCTGTACAACTTGCCACCCGACAAAATTACGCCGCTGTTATCAAAAAACTGTTGGCCTGCTCCAGCAAGCGCGGAAAGATTGACGGCCATGATTAACCTTTATTCATAAATGATAGTCATGGATACGTCGCCAGATATGACAACGTACAGACCTTTGCTAAACGTGATCCCCCCAATGTCGCCGCTAAATAAGCGGACTGAAGCATCAGTGGGAGTGAATTGATGAATTATTTCAGGGTCAAGATTACTTGCTTTGGCAGAGTCATAAATCGTAACTCGCGGTGTAGTTGCAGCGGAACTAATAAAAATACCGTGGATTTTGCCAAAGCCTACTTTGATTTGAGTAGTTGTCGTGATTTGTTTATATTGGGACATGGCATTTACTCGTAAAAAATGGTGCAATTAACAGTTGTGCCGCCTTTGTCAATCCACAGACCTCGACTAAAAAAGATGCCGCCGTCATCGCCGCTTAACAGATACATGGTGTTGGCCGTAGGTGTAAATGTTGCAAGAATTACTGGGTCACCAGTGCTAGCAGTCGCCGTGTCATATACCGCCAAAGTGGGTGTACCAGTTGCGGTACTTATGAAAATACCTTTTAACTTTCCCGCCCCAACTTTGACTTGAACGTCGGCGTTGTTGTTGTGCAAATAAAGAGCCATGATATTCCTTATGCCAAAAAGCGGAGTTTGTAGAGGGTACGCAGATAAATCTCAACGATATTATCAATCAATTGTTGTATTGACGAGTCAGATTTGTCCGCTACGTCGTAGCGGCACTTTTCAATTTCATCCAACTGGCCTTGCAAAAAGTCGATGATGTTGGATGTTTTGGTAGCTGAATGCAGTGTGATTGGCCCCATCAGACCATGACGGCCTTGGTAGGCTTCAGCAAAGTCATCAGCGGCACCAATAATGCGCTCATAGAAAATATTGAGCGCAACGTGCTTGGAGTAGCTGCGGGTGTTGAGGTGGACGCTGTGCGCCACATCACGGGCAAGAAACAGCATTCCTACGAAATCAGCGGCCTTGTACATCATTGGGGCATTCCTTGTGGTGGCATAGTTTCCATTTCCTGTTGCTGTTCACGGCCAGGCATTTCATTAACCATGTTTTGCGATTCCATTGCGGCAGCAACTACGCCCATTGCAATATCTTGGATCTGTTGCTCGCTCATACCAGCTTGCACCGCAGCAATTCGTTTGGTCTCGGCTTCGTAAAGTTTTACCTGAGCTTCAAAGTCTTTGCGTTCCATGTCTTGCATTTCAATGGACTTGCCGACGTTGGTGATCATCTGGTGCATCTGCTCCATCTCTTGACCCATCGCTTGCATCTGCTGTTCGGCCATTTGCAACTCTGGTGACTTGTCGCCGTCTTCCATGAGCTTGGGATCAATGGTCTTAGCAAATCGTTTGGCCATCTCTTGCGCGCCTGGCCAATCCATGTTCTTCACGAACAAGTCGCCAGCCACTTGCCACAGTTGTGGGTTGCCCTGCAACAGTTGAGCCATAGCTTCCAGTGCCTCTTGGCGCTTGGTTGCATAGCCTGGGCCGGTGGCCACCACCACATCGTACTTGCCGACGTTGGGGTTGTAGATTTTCTCAATCACCACGTCAGGATTGTTCTGATCGGTGATCTTGCGGACTGCTTCTGGCTGGTCTGGGTTCAGCTTGACCATCTTGGTTTCGCCGTCCATGCCAATGATGCGAGCCACGCGCTGTGTGTCGTACACCTTGGGGATCAAGTCCACGAGCTGGCGCACGATATGACGCACACCACGGGCCAAATTGTCGCCATAGTGGTAAGTACCCACATCACCTTCGCGCTGGCGAGCCAGAATGGCTTTGCCGCTGCGTTCGTTGCTTCGCATACCCAAAGATGCGTCGTATTGGCCCGTTGTGGACTTGATGTCCTCAGACGCGCCCGCTTTGGCTTGCAACAGCCCGCTGGAGGCCATTGGAGGCTGTGCCCGCTGGGGTAGTGGCAGGATTGAGCCTGCGCCGTCTGTAACGTCTGGATTGACCTCCAAATACGGCCAATTGGTCGTGTTTGCTGTCTTCCATTGGTTTTCGTAGCCTTCAAACTGGCCACCGTAACCAATAAACGGTGCTTTAGGTGCCAAGGCCAGCATCTCTGCCTCTTGGCTGACCCAGTAGTTGTACATGCGCTGGGCATCTTTGGCGTTACGCACAAGGCCAGACACGTACAACCTACCGTCAACTTCAAATTCATTGCCGACAATGCGGACTACGGGGATGTATTTCCCCGCCCAATCGCGTTCTTCAAGAATTTCATAGCCGTTAATCTTGCAGTATTTAATTTTGACACGATCAGATTCACGAGATTTTTTAGGCTTGCCATAAATAGCTTTCAATTGTTTGTCCTCTGGGGTGCCATCAAATGCGGTCACGTTGCCAGGGTACAGGTTAAGCGTTGCTCTGTCGTAGTCTACGTAGTAATAATCAGCAACGCGAATAGTGTCTTCGGTGAGCCATTGGCTCAAATTTTGGTCGCCCACACCCAAAGATTGCAATGTGGTGATGGGTGCGGAATCGGGGTACATGCGCTCGTAATCGGAACGCATGATGTCTTCACTGACGAAGCACCACTCGGCATCTGCGCCGGTTGGGTCTTGGATCGTTGGATCCATGTACACCGAGAAGCTGTTACGAACACGGCCAATCTTGATGTCTTGGTCAAACGTGTCTGCGTCAAGGTACTCGGTCAGGATGCGGATGTAGCCTTCGCCGTAGGAGACTTGGTTTTCACACGCAGTATCGTACGCGACGTCAGCGTCGCTGATGTACTCGATGTGTCTGACCATGCCGTTGAAGATTTCTGCGACTTCAACGTCTGCGTGGTCATCGGCTGGAATAACTTTGCCACTTGGGCGGTTTTGCCGTTGGTCATTGGTCACTTGCCTTACGTGCTGGGGCAGTTTGTTGATTGTCAGGCACGGCCTAGCGTTAATCGTCTGACCCTGCACAGCACCACGGGTAGCCAGTACATCCGCTGGCCATTGCCAGTGGTTGTCGGGCGAGCCAGCGTAGAACTTCAGGTCGTCGATTTCATCTTCGCGGGATTCAGACAGCGCGTCAATGGCCAAGTTCAAACGAGAACGAGCAGTCGCCAGCACATCTGAGCTGCTCTTGTCTTTTGCCGACCCACCGTTGGAGACTGCGCCAGCAGCGGCGATGCCTGTGTAATCTGCCATTATTTAATTTTGCTCAGTACTTTATTGACCGTAGCCTTGACGTTGTTGCCACTGGGAATGGTGGCGTAACAGTTGGCCGTTGGCGAATGTGTCTCAGTGTTGCGGCTGGGCATCCCACCGTTTTGAACTTTGGGTTCACGTGAAACAATTTTGTTGATCTGCTCAGTTGTGGATTTCATTTCTTTCCTTTCGACATGGGTTTTGCTTCACGTTTGACTGAATACGCAATGGCCACGGCCTGCTTGACCGGCTTACCGGCAGCGACTTCGGCTTTGATATTCTTGCGGAAGGCTTCGGGAGATTTTGATTTAACAAGTGGCATGTTATTTCTTCTTTGCAGTTTTGGCCGAGTCTTTAAAATCTTTGGCCGTTGGAGCGCCTTTTGCGCCTACAGGGCGCATTTTTTCTTTGCTGCCCGCTGCGATACGTGCCTGTTTGGCGTGGATGTTTGCATAAAGTCCAGGTTTAGTCGCCATGATCAACACTTCCATCGTTTAAGGGCTGCTTTAGCGCGTTCGCCGTCTTTGGCGTTGGCCGCTACAGCGCCCATTCTGGCACAAAAAGAATCCTTGCGGCCTTGGTCTGCCTTGGTCTTAGGGTTGGGTGCTGGCGCTTTGAGGTTAGAACCCGTTGCCGCGTTGTACTTGGCACGACCTTTTTCCGTCAGGCCAGCGCCCTTGGATGTGGGCAGTTTCTCGCCGCGACCTACTGACAGTGATACTTTTTTTGTCATGACCCCATCCAACTTGTTGATACGCTGCTGCCCTGCGAGTTTATCCGGCGTGTTGGCTCAGTGTACTCGCGGTGCGCTACAGGAAATGCAAATGTAACAGCAATTGCGTCGGCTGCGTCAGGCGACGCCAGCCCGCGCGACTTCATGTCTTTTTTGCTTTCCAAGAAAATCGTGCCTCTTGAGTCTGGCTTCATCATAGGCGAAATCAGGTCAGTTTTCAAGAACCTGTCGTTTGGAATGCTCGCCGTCTTCAGCCACTCGCGCATATCACCCCACATCTGCGCGCGCATATTGCCGTACATGATCGGGTTCTTCGCCTTATTTCCAAAGTTCACGCCCTTGATCTTGTACCGCTGCTCCTTGAGCCGATCCACGATGCCAGCGCCCAGGCCACCTTCGTCGATCACCACCAGCGTTGGCTTGAACTCGTCAATCGCTTCGATCACATGCCCGACCACCGTCATGGTGTCGTCGCCCCTGTGCCGCATGATCTTCACGATGTCGCGCCCTTGCCGCACCGCGATGACCGTGGCATCCGCACCAAACCGTGCCGGATCAACCCCGATCACTATCGGCGCTGACTGATCCTGATATTTCGTCCGTTTCATGGCGTCGTCCACAATGTCAGCCCCGATGAACTGGTCATCGCCCGCGTTGGGGAACATGCCGTACACCTCAACGTGCGCCTGCGCCGAGTCTGGCCCATATTCCGCGATGATTCGCTCGTAGACCTGTTTGTCGGTGCCCTCTACCGTTCTGGCGTCCACCACGCGGGACTTCCAGAACTCGCGCTTGCTGTTAAACGCCTCGTAGAAGTACCCAGTGTTGCGGCGCGGGTTGGAAAAGGCCAGCCAGAAGCGATTTGGCGTGTTTTCTGTGAAAAAACCGCCAGTAACGGCCCAAATTGAGTCGTCAATACCGCTTGCCTCGTCAAAAATCACCAAAACACCGTCAAAATTGTGCACGCCAGCGTACGCGTCGGGGTTTTCCGCTGACCATAAGCGCCCTTCAACGCCCCAGTATCTGGTGCCCTTCTTCAAATCGCGCTCCACCAGCTCGGTCAACCACTTGGCGGGCATCACCCGTGTGGCGCTGACCTCAAACCAGTGGCTGTTGATCGACATTGCCAGCCACTTGGTGATTTCGGCCCAGGTGATACTGCGGAGCTGGGACTCCGAGTTGGCCGATATGATGGTCGTCGAGCCGATCCTTGTGGCCAGCATCCAGATCGTGACCCAACTGACCAACGCCGACTTGCCAATACCTCGGCCAGACGAGATTGCTTCTTGCAGCACGTCAAAGTCCAGCTTTTTCTGGTTGAGTCGGATGTGCTCCGCAATGTCCAGCAGCACCTCACGCTGCCAACGGCGCGGGCCTTGGAAGTTTTCCAGCGGTGTGCCTTTGACGCCCCATGGAAACGCAAACATCACAAACGCCAGCGGATTGTCCTTAATGGCCGGACTCCAGAGCCTGGCCATCAATTCTTGTTCGTCTTCAGCGCTGTATATGGTGTTCTGCATTCAGTTTCGGTTGTAGTGTTGGACTCGGTTCGTGGGCGATCACATCAACAACTCGCGACTCTGCTTGGCGTAATGCGCCAATGATGCTGATGCGCTGATCGACATCGATGCTGATGGATTGCTTGGCCACCCAGCCGTGTGAGTGTTGCAAGATCGCTAGCGCCGCCTTGGCGTCGCCTTCTTGCGCTGCCTTGTGCAGACACTGGGACATCTCCAGTTCGCCGTCGGCTTTGCCTTTTTGCGCTGCCATGTCCGCTACGGGGTCTAGCTCGCACAGTTGCCGGTACTCGGTCGGCAACATGCCAGAAGCCAACGCCAATGCGTCGCCCTTCAAGCCCAGCTTGGCGGCGTCGTAGATTTTGTTTAACCGCGCTTCGGTTGCGGCGATCTTGCGCGGTGCAAAAGGTAGGCTGTGAAACGTCATGTGCGGAGTGTAAATGATGTGGGTCATGTGGGCAATTATTTTGGGCTTTGAAATTGATTTTAAAAATAAAAAAAAATTGTTCGTGAAACCTCCGTCACCGTTGGGCCATGACGGCGGGCCCTACCCCTCCCCCTCCATTTCTTACACAATCCTTACAGTCCCTAAGTTAGTAAGCACTTACATACACCTGGAAGTTAGTGGCCACTAACATATAGTTTTGACAAGTGAGTACACACTAACTTGGTGATGTTAGTGGTCACTCACTTAGCCTGGGTTAGTGGTCACTCACTTAGATTTTCACGCCAGTTAGTAGCCACTAACATGTGGGTGGTTTGCATGCGTGTGGGTCATGTGGGCAATGTGGACTATGTTTTAGAGTTTCACAGTCGCTCGCTAAACCATATACTTACACAATACTTACACTTGATTGTAGAGCAATACAAAAACCAATAGTCCACATTGTCCACAATATAGGTTTTTCACTCGTAAAATAGGTCAATGGCACGCTATCCACAATCAGCCACAATCAACCCACATCGCGCCCACATTTGTAAGTAATTCCCTTACATAGGGTTTTGGATGGGTCTTGTAAATCAATCACTTACAAGAGTTGGCACGATTTTCTCATGTATATATAGAGAGTCCAGTAAATTTGGGCACTTATTCAATCAACTAAAGTAAAGGAAAACATCATGGGATATTTCAGCAAAACGTGCGCTAAGACTAATTTGCCGGTCGTACACGATGGACGCGGTTTTAACGCATTAAACAACGTCGTAGCTCTCTTACCTAACGGCACTAAGGTAACCGGCTCTTATGACGGCTACGGACGCGTCAACGGCACCGAGCTGCACGACGAATGGGACGACGTTAAATTTGTGCTGACTCAACACTACAACGGCGAAGCCTATGACGAACTTGGCAAGTCAGGCGACGAATTAGCGCAAGGCCATTTTATGGATAACGCCTTTTTGATCTACTGCACCATTGTCAACCCCGAAGGCTTTAAAAATTACGCCAAGTACAAGCAAGTCTTTAAAAAGATGGCTAAGTGGTAAGCCCCGAATTTTTCCCGATCCGTAAAAATTTCATAAGGAAACATCATGCAGACATACATTATCGCGGCGCGCAAACGTCAGTTCATCGTAGACGCTGAAACTGAATTCCGCGCTATCCAGGCCGTCATTGCAGCCACCGAGCTAGTCGCCGACGACATAACACTATGTCAAATATTCAATTCATATCCCGCGCACATGCAGACGCGTCTAATTGCAACATCTACAATTCTTTGACAGTGCAACTGCTAGCCCTTGTCTGAGGGTTAGCGGGTGACTTGTCACCAATTCAATTCAATCAACTTCACTGGAGTACACGACATGGAATACAACTTCTTCGAACAATTTGCAGGTGCTGACCTTGACCGCTTGAGCGAATGCCTCAAGGCCATTCGAGCAGCGGGCTTGAAAACCGACAAGTACACGCAAGCAGGCGTCAACCAGTCCAGCGGCAACGTCTGGGTCTGGTCTGAAGACTGGCAAGGTGCTATCGCTTGCTCAATCGGTTTTGACGTGTTTTGGGTGTACTCTTGCCGTGATTGTGGCGAAGAATTCGAGTTTGACACTTACCCCGCGCTCGAAGAGTTTGCGGAAAATAACCAGGACGATTGCACTATGTGCCGCACTGAAGAGGTGGAAGCATGAAATTTTTACGCCAGAGGCCAGGGCTGCGCCAAGTTCTTGACGCTGTCGGCTTTGCCTTTTTCCTTGCCCTGCCTTTTAGCTTATATTTTTGGAGTATGAAATGATTGACGTTAAAACACTTGACAGATCAAACCAGATCAAATTAATTATGGAACTGGAACGCGCTTTGGGTTGGTATCCAGTCGTTACCCTTGACGTTGAAGACTTGCGGGAGCGGTTTGTAGATCAGGAATTAACTGTACCGCCGGACGCGGTACTGCATCAAGCCTGTGACTATGTATACCGCAAAAACTACGAGGAGAGCAGTCACTTGCTTGAATGGGCGCAAGAGGTTGCAGAGGAATTAATGTCAGAGGAGCAAACATCATGAAAACTTATCAAGTGACTTTGGTTTACACCTCATACGCCCATTATCAAATCGAGGCCGACAGCGAAGAGGAAGCAGAGGCGCAAGCGTGGGCGCGAACCCATGAGGAAAATTATGGGGAATGGGATGTTTTAGATGTTGAGGAGGTGACAGTATGACCACGATTCAAGAACAAGAACGCCAAGCCTACATGGTGGGCGACATCGACCGCGCGGGGCTACTGGCGCAAATTTTTGAACTGCTGCAAAGGGTAGACGCGGCTGAAAAGCTACTAGACGAGGTGCTAGAGTACGTCGAGGACGGCGAGCCCCCCTCACCTTCGGGCGATTGGGCAGACCAGACCCGCAAATTCTTGGAGGGCAGAGAATGAAAATGAAAAATTTAATACTGGACGCGCCGCCTTGCGAGCCCTACTACCATGAGTACCACTACGACCATGAGGACTCAGGGTATACGCTCATCTGCCATCTTGAGTACGACGACGGCATACCGGAGGAGGACATCGACCCTCAGATGACGCTATTAGCCGCCTATGTCGGCGGCGTGGATGTCGCCCCGCTGTTGCCCTTTAAACTGATCGACCGTATTGAAAATATGGCCTTGGAGTCGTGTTAGCCATTTGCGCGGCCATCATTGCCGCTATACTAGCCGTTCTGCTTGGCCTCTGAGCAGTTGCCTAAACTTAACGAGCCCCCTCACAGGGGCTCTTTTTTTTTATTGCTCGACCATCCGGCGCAGGTCGGACTTCGACATGTCCACCATGTCGCGGACGCAAAAAACATGCTTCTTGGTGTCGTAGTCCCGCGATTTAATGCGCCCCATGTCCACCCATCCGGCTTCTTTCAGCGCGTGGAGTAGCGCGGCCTGCACTATCTTAGTCCCTACGGGTGCTTGACCCTGCAAGCGGTCGCAGATCGGATGGAAAGGGCCACCGACCACACCGCGCGAGAATTCGCCAGCGCGGCGGCGCATGAGGTCAACCAGGAACGACTCGGCGGTACTCATGCCGTGCTCGACCATGATCATCTTAGCCTCGGTCATAGGGGGTGGCGCGGTTGGATTCCATGCTGACACGTCACGGGTGTGCAGGTAATGGGCAACGGCTTCAAAGCCGCCACGGTGCTGATACCAGTTCCACAAGCTCACCGCCTGAGCCTCTGGTAGTTTAGATGCCTCTGCCCAGATCACAAACCAGCGGCGGTCTTCGCTGGGTATCGAAATAGCCACGCGCTCGTTACTGAACGCGACCACGAACACACGATTCAGGGCGTAGTATGGGTGCAAACCCTTACGGTTGACCATCAGGTACTCTGGCGGCGCGGCGATGATGGGCTTTAGGTGGTTTTCCAATGCGCGGCGGTCTTTTGCCTCTGCTTGGCGC